TTGGTTCTCCTCTGTTTTCGTTTCCTGTACTTTTTACTTCATTCGCTTTGTAGTACTCCGCTCTTTTGGCGTATTTTCCCTTTGTAACTTTATCCATTGCATCCATTGCAAACTCCCACCTATCAGTTCTGATATCATAGTCTGGCTGTACTCCGTCCTTTCTATCTGTAAATATGATAGGCGCTCCGTCTGTTATAGGCTCTTTGTTACTTACTATTCTTTCAATCTTCATTTCAATAGTTTCTCCTTGTACTGAAGTATTTATTCTCAGTAGTGTTCTTCCAGTTATTTGCATATGGCTATAAATTAGGCATTAATTTAGCGCTCATTTTTCTTCTTGCAATACAATCTACTCCAATTTGCACCCAAAAATTCATTGCTGTGAGGTCGGTTTGTGCAAATGCATAATTAAATTTTGTTGGGTCAATATAGGTTGTTAAGTCCTGTATTGTTTTGTTTCGGCTATCTGGCTCGTAACGTCGTGCAAGTGTCATGTACATCTCGCTTCTTTCATCTGCAAAGTTACCGTGTAATCTATTGAAGTTTGTCATGTAATCTAACCATGCAGGTTGTTTTCCGGCACTTTTAAATGCTTGAACGTCGTTTTCTGTAGTAGTATCCCAAAAAGTAAGTTTATCTGTTACTAAGTCTTGAAATCCAATTTCATCTAATGACGGTTTATGTAAGTCATTAATAGTTTTATGATTTGTAAAAAAATCATTTCCTTGATAATAATCAATCCGTGGGGTTATCGAAACGATTCCGATTAGAAATGAGGGTTCGTTTACTTTGATGCTTATTTTACCTCCTTTGTGTTTATTACTCAAAACTCCTCTGCCTGCTAATTGTCCTAATGGTTGGTAGAAATTTTCTGGTCCGTCCCAAGCACCCGCTTGACTTATTACTTCCTGGAATACAATTTCTTTACTTAATCCACCATGATACATAGGTGTTTCACATCGTCTGAAACTTTCATGGTCATATACTGCACTTAACCAGTCTTCATAAGTTCCACCACTTACAGCTATTCGGTTTAGCATGTCATAAACTTTTTGAGCTAAGTTAAGACTGTTAATGTCGAAACTTTCTCCTGCTGTGCTAACTGCTGTAATCTCGTTAATTCCTCCTGCACCATCTATCCATTCGGTATTTAACCAATTGTTAAAAATATCGCTCTGGTAGGTTTTAATTCCTAATCCCTCTTGTGAACATACTAAACACATTTCACCGGTTGAAAATGCGTTTGCTAATTTCTGTAGTGGTAACCCATACGGGTCCCAAGTGGATGCTGAGATTTCGTATGGGTCAGTATTAAGATGAGATAGTATTTCTTCTCTTACTGTGTCAATATATTCTAATGGGAATTGAGTTAATTTAATTGAATTAATTTCTGTATTTAATGTTTGATTAGGGTCTAATGTTATTCCCCACAAAATACCTCCATTTGGTAAAACGTCCCAATCATAGTACCATGTTAATCTATAACCTCCTGTGATTGGTGTGCTTGTTATTGTAACTTCAACATTGTTCATAACATTGGGTACGTCGTTATCTTCATAGATCATGAATAATTTTTGGGGTTCATCTTCTTGTAAAATATCTATTGTGAATTCCCATTCTGCGGATGCTGGAATCGATTGATGAATATTTATAAAATTTCCTGTAAAAAATGGTGCTGGTTGTTCATATACTTTTATTGCGAAATTATCCATATAGGATAATGATACGTCGTTATGTATTACGATTCCAATCTCTTCTTGTTTGTTAGCATAATAATTTTTATAGATGTCCCAATATCCAAGTAATGGTATTGCATTTATTGTTCTTTCAACATTGTTCCACGTTGCTTGACCTACTCCTCTGGTTCCGAGATAAGATAAAATTGAACTTTGATTAATTTGTTGAAATTCCAATGGTGGTACGAATTTATTGTTATTTGTGGAGTTTACTTCATCAACGTTGAAAACTAATGGGTTGGCATTTAATGAAATAATGGGTAATTTAACATTGCTCATGTCATTTCCAATTTTCAGTTTGTTATTATGCAGCCACCCATGATACAGTCGTATTGGGCACTCGAAGACGTCTAATTGCAATTTGAAACTTGCGAATAATGGTCCAAGTGTTGGGTGTGTTTTAACATCTGCTTGTAGCTCTATGTCAAATGTATCTCCAGGGAGAGCCAGCATTGTCATGAACGGAACTAATGTTCCTGGTGCCTGTGTGTTTCTCCATACGTACCCTAAATCATGTGTGCTTCTTTCAAATCCGTGCAAATCAACTTTTTGTTTTTTTCCACTTCCTAGGCGGTCTCCGCCTAATGTTACTGTTTTCATTTTCTTAATTTTAAATTTTTTATGTACTTAATTTGAAAAATTCCTTTTGAGTCTGTAAAGGTTACTCTTTTAGTTTCAATCTTGTAATGTGTCATTTTGTTTGATTTTTTAAAATTTCTTTAGTTGTTTCTTCTGCGACGAGGCTGCAGAAGGTAGCCATTAATTCCCAATGGTTTTGGTCTATCCATTCTAAGACCTCTTTTTCATTGTTGAAATTTTTGGTAGTCATTCGATATCTACCACAAGTTAAGAAAAAATTATCGTTGTTTTCGATAATTGTAAAGGGACTGTTTTCTACCTGGTGTCTCCGTACCAATTCTTTTACTTTTTTCATTTTTTAAAATATTACATGAATTATTACTAAAGTCCAAAGCGCTATCATAATAAAAATTATTATCCATTGCGCGATGGTTGTCTCAAATTTTGGTTTATCGTTTTTCATTTTGTATAGGTGTTTCTCCAACTTATTTCGCTTTTTATTCTTTCGTTTTCGGTATCAATCTCTTTTAAGCGAAGTTCGAAGTGATTGACAACGTTTTTCATGATGGTGATATCATTCCACCAATCAAAAGTAGTTTGATTTTGATTTGTTTTTTTTACTCTTTTCATTTATTTCACCTCCTTTTTTTTAATTTGAATGTAATTGTAATATGTTGCTCTTAATTTGCTCTTAATTTGCTCTTAATTTGTTGTTTCTTATAGTCTGTTGATAGGGTACAGGGTATTTGTAGTTGTTACTTGTAGTTAGTTTTTCCCTGTAAACATAGGCTGTTGAGCCCGTTGTTTGTTGTTGTTGGTTTTTATTTATGTTATTCAGCATTTTTTTATTGTTGAGGTAGCGAAAGCGTTTTAAAAACTATTCTTTTCTTTTTTTTGTTCTTTGTTTGAGTAGTTTACGTTGTTTTTTATACATTTTTATACTCCATTCTTCTGTGTCGTTTCCATATCCTAATCTTGTATTTTTTAATTGATAGAATTTTAGGGTCTTGTAGTAAGTTTCTTCTCCTTTTGATATATCTATTTTTTCACCACATACATATCTTACGTTTTTATTGAGTTTATTAATCCATAATTGTTCTCTTTCCTGTTCTGTGTATAATTTGTTTCTGTAATATATTGGTAGATTATATTTAAGTCCTGTTTTAGTTCTATAGAATTCTTTAGTATCTTTTCCATTGAATTTGTTAATATTCTTGTCGATTCTGTTTAGATATCCTTTACCTATGCCTGCGCTTGTTAGTATTTTTGGTTTATAACCTTTATGGTCTTTGTCTATTTTGGTAACGTATTTTACTATATAATTTACAGTTTGTTCGTTTACATATTTTCCTTTATCTGTGAAGCCATATTGCCATATGTTTTGTAGTTCTTGTTCGAACGGTAGATAGTCTTTTATCATTTGAGGTCTGTTGTCCCATATTAGCCCATGTATATGTATTCTTTCTGTTCCGGTATGACCCAATTCAGTTATTAGCCAATGTTTTAAGGATTTTTTGTATTTTTTTCGCCACCTTTCTAAAAATCTTCGTATTGATAGTCGGGCTACTTCGTTCTCTTCTAATTTGTGATACAAATTAGTTCTTGATATTTCCCATGTTAATTTTATTAATGATGGTTCATTGAATGTTAGTGTCACGAAATATCCGTTTTTATCAATTCTGATTTCTTCATTTAGTCTTACTGCCCATTCTCTGCTTTTTTGTTTTCGGCATTCAATACAGTTTCCACATCCTACAGGAACTTGTAAGGTTCTGTTATCAAAAACGGGGGGAATTATCCCCCCGTTTTTTTTATTACCGATGTATTTACGGTTAGTGATTATTTTTGGATATAGGCACATTATTTGATAATTTTGAATACATTAGTTCCTTGCTGTACCCAATATTTCCAATTTGTGTATTCTCCATAGTTAAACTCTGCAGCTAATTTCTGAGCTGCTGCCTGAGTTGCTTGACTGTCTGCGTTTTTAGTTGCATTAGCAAGTTCTTGCCAGTATCCCATAGCTTTAGCGTTTCCGAGTAGTGCTTGTGCTGCTGCATTACCTTTTTCTGCCTCTGTTTTGGTTACATTAGCTACGTTTTGTTGATTCCAAATACTTTGATATTCTATTGTATGCTCTCCGTATTTTTTATCTTGATATATCATAGCTTGTTCTGGGTCCGAATCTTTACTGTACCAATCGCTAAAATGTTTACGATTGTTTTCAATCCATTGAGCTTTGGCGTCTTGTTCTAATTTTGAAGCACTTGCTTTATTTAGTTCGATTTCGCTTTGTGCTTTCATCATTGCCATTCCTGTTGCTGCTTGTGCTGTGTTAGCTTGCTGCATTTGAGCACTGCTTGCGGCTTGTCCACCTCCTACGCTTGCACCACCACTTCCGGTAGTGCCTCCTGCACCACCTTTTGCATACATTAACGCCGGGTTTAATCCTGCTTCTTTTAGATGCTTTATTTGTGCTTCGTAGTTAGTTTTGTTCCACATGTCCAGTTGCTGTTCGTAACTTCCTTTCATTAGGTTGTAATTTGCAGCATACTGCATAGATGTTAGTGCTTGTTGTTGCTTTAACTGGTCATTTCTGAGGCGTTCGTTGTAGCCTGTTAGGTTTCCTATGCCGTAGCCTATTTGGCTGCCTATTGCGCCTCCTATGCCTCCACTAACCCCATTTGCTATACCTGTTCCTGCTGAATTTAGCAGGTCTGTTATTCCGCTCATTTTTCGCTCTTTTTTTTATAAAAGATTTATTTTACTCCTTGTTAATAAAGAATACATGCGTACCGTACACTTTTATGTGGTTCCATGTATTGACTAATCTCCGATTTTTATAGGAGTTCCTGTTGGTTCTCCTCTGTTTTCGTTTCCTGTACTTTTTACTTCATTCGCTTTGTAGTACTCCGCTCTTTTGGCGTATTTTCCCTTTGTAACTTTATCCATTGCATCCATTGCAAACTCCC